AGTGTTCTGTAAACAAACGAGTAGCGTAAGCTAAGTTTGAATTAAATACTGCAACCTCATTCAATTTATTTCTAAATACATTAAGAGCTTTTCTATACTCTTCATTCTTTTCTCTAAGAATTGTTAATTCATTTGATTCTGTATTTTCAAATGTTAGATTTCTGTTAGGAGTAATTCCTTTTCTTAATCCTCTACCTGATTTAGAACCATTTCCGTATGTGTGAGCAGCTTCTTTAGTTTCTACTTTTTTAACGGACGCTTTTTTAACCGGTGCTTTTTTAATGGCTTTAAATTCACCATCAAGATTTTCACCTTCTTTGTATTCAAATTTAGCTTTACCTGTTCCAACTGATTTTGGTGCTTCTTTTTTCTTCACATCAAATCCTTTTCCTTGGTTTGGTTTAGCATCGTATTTGAATTTAGGACTTCCGATTCCAGTACCTTTAGGTTTTACAGACATTTTAGATTCCATAACAGGCTCCTCTTCGTCACCCATATCGTCATCTTCATTCATCTCTTCTTCCTCATCGTCTTCTTCTTCGTCTTCTTCGTCCATTTCAATTTCATAAACTAATTCTTCAGACTCATCGAATTCTTCAAAATCTTCTTCATCGTCAAAACTTTCTTCTTCGTCATCAAAAGAAAATTCCTCTTCTTCGTCGTTGTCGTTTCCAAAAATTCTTTCAACAATAGATTCGATAGATTCATCTGATTCATCAAATTCTCCCGATTCATCAAATTCACCGTATCCATCTTCACCTTCTGTAACAATCATATATTCAGCGTCAGTTTCGTTGTCTTTAATATTAATGTTACCAGAATCATCTTTAGTAACAACAATATTATCGTCAGGACCCATTAATTTGAATACACGCAAGATTTCTTCATCATCTTTAATGTTAGTTAGGTCGATAACATCTTCATCTTCATCATCTGAATCGTCATCGTCCATATCAAGGTTATCCATATCCATTTCATCACCTTCTTCATCGTCAGACTCTTCGTCATCCATGTCAGGTAATTCCATGTCAATGTCAGTTTCAATCTCATCTTCTTCTTGTTCAGTTAGAGATTCTTTTACTAGTTCGTTGATTTCTTCCTTCATAGTAGAAGCAAGTATTCCTTTTGCATTTTCAGCTACCGCTTCTTCCAAATTTTTCATTTGGATGATAGCTTCTTCAACTAAAGATTTTTCTTTTGCCATTTGTTTTATGTTATTTTAATATATAAATATATGAAATTATGAAAAAAGCACATTTGTACTAATATTCATAACATCTTTTTATTTATTAATAAATATCACAAAAATGTAAAAAACAAAAAAAGGAGACAAAATGTCTCCTTTTAGTTTAATCAATTAAAATTTTTTTATTCTATAACTTCGTTAATTTTACTCTCAACGATTGCGGTTATTCTCCACTCCATAGAATAATTTTCAAATACTTTAGTGACTTTCGCCTCTACGTCGGTGGGATTGTAACCACTAACTAATTTTTCTTCTCTTAACTTTTTAAGTTTTCCTGTTTCAGTATCTACTGAATCCAATGTAATTTTTGCGATGAAATACTTTTCGTCCATAATGTTTAATTTTTTTTTAGTATCCTAAATAATCGTTTAATTTTTTCATTAAGTCAAGCGATTTGTTTCCAGATTCGCCAACTTGTCTTTCTACTTTCATTTTTTTCTCTTCTTCCAAATTCTCATCAAAATTAAACCTATCATCAGGATTTTGAAAAAGGTATGCTCCTGGTGTTGATGGTGATGAAACTAAGTCAAAACAGATTAATTCAAAATCATCTTGTACTTCATTTTGTTCACCCACTTTTTTAAGAGACCCCACACCTCTTGAAGATATACCCAATGTAACACCTTGTCTAAGATAGTTTGCCGCCAAATCACCTTTGGTTGATACAATCCCTCTTTCGTGGAAACCAGGAGATGTTAATAGTTTTATTTTACCCATTAAAACGGGTCCTTCCCACCATATCTCTGTAATTGCGTGAGATACTCTATCTAAATCAATTAACGATGATTCAGGATGATTTAATTCTGAAAGGGCTGTTCCTTTGTTAATCATCTTTTTATAATTCTCGGCCTCTCTTTTTAAGATTCTCTCAGGATACAATCTACCATTTCTATTTGGTGTATTATATTTTTGTAGAACCGCATAAAATTCAAAAGGTTTTGAATGGTCTAAATCTTCTTTAGACTCTTTAATCATCGCAGCATTTTTCTTATCTGTTGGGGAAATAAATCCGGCATCTTCCTCAATTAATATCCCTCTCCCTATTTCATTTGGTTTTAAAATTGTTAAATTCATTTTGAATGTTTTATTTATAAATATTAAACATTCTCAATTTGTACTGGTTCCTCTGACGATTTGATTTTTTTTGTTAGATAAAATTTAAAATTTTCATTTTCTAAAAAGTTATCTAAAAAGATTTGGTTAATAATTTCTTTTAACGAATTTTTAATTTCGTCGGATTTAAAGTCCATATCAGTTTGAATTATAAAAAAATTAATTTCTAAATTCATAAAAGATTTTTTTCCGATTGTTAGACCGCTTGACCTTAAATCCAAGTCAACAATGAAATTTGTATCAAAAATTGTTTTGTCTAATGATTCATAAACTGAATGTTTTATACCTCTACTCATATTAAGAACTGTCCTTGTCCAGTTATTAGCTTCGTAAATTGGTTCTACCCATGTTTGAATGTTTAGGTAGAGAGATTTTAAACTCATTGAGTCGACTGTTCCATATATTATTTTAGCAGTCTTAAACCCATGAATTTGTGAGGTTTTCCCCTTTTTCATTAATTTCCATATTTTTTCGTTTATTTTTTAAAAAAAATAGGTGAAAATACTTCAATAGTCAAAACTTTTTGAAAAGATGGGGATATATGTAATATATGTTAATAGTTAAATTAGATAAAAACACTACGATTGAGCGAGCTTTAAAACTTTATAAAAGTAAGGTAATAAAAACTCGACAAAGTTCTGAACTTGTTAAAAGAAAAGAATTTGTTAAAGAGTCTGTTATTAAAAGAGCTGAACTTTCTAAGGCAAAGTATGTCCAAAAGAAGTTTAAGTCGAATAACGACTAAAGAGTTTCGTTTAAACTTTTAAGTTTAAAATAAGTTAGTTTGTCGTATTTCTCAGATATTACCTTGGATAAGGTATCATTGATTCTGCTCTTAACTGAACTATCATCTGAAGTAGATTTCATTTTAGTTAATTTACCAACAACACTTTCTTTAATCACATTAAAATCTTCATTAAGTTTACTATCGTCTTCAGATAGTAATTTAATCAATTCATCTTTATCGGATTCATTTAAAGATTCTATATAACTATTAATTGTTTGGTTGGCAATACTAACCATTGCTTTTAATGGTATATTAACACTTTCAGTTTTAGTGATAGGTAATTTTCTTAAATTTTCTGAAATAATTTTTTTACTTTTAATTCTTGATTCAATTGTTAAAACATCTCTTGAAAATAAGTTATCAATATTATCGTAAGCGTCATTTGATTTAGAATCTTTAACCCACTCATTTAGACTTTTAATTTCAGATGTGGATATTTTATTTACGGTATTTTCATATATAGTAATACATTCGTGAATATATTCGGTGATATACGATTCGGATAATGCTTTTGGTGAATTTAATTCATCATACATATAAAAAATTTTACTGATGTTTTTATTCTCTAACACCAATTTTTTAAAATTTTTTATTTCTTGTTTAAATGTTCCATTATTATACGATTCTAATAATACATTTTCTATTTTCGATTTTAAGATACCAAATTTTGTCATTTTTCTTTTTTTATTATAAATATCAATCATTTAGAAGTTTATCTAATTCCTTTGAAATATCTCCTAAAGAATTTCTAGATTTGGATAAATCTATATAAGAATCATCATCAGTCATATTACCACTTTCCAGTAAAATATTCCAATTTTCTTTTCTATTAAATGATTCCGGAGTTATTTCAGCTTCTCCGCCTGCTTCAGGTGCTGGTGGGAGTTCTTCACCTCCTAATTCAGGTTCTCCACCCAAATCTGATTCTCCACCAAAATCTCCTCCTCCAAAACTACTTCCACCTCCCGGTGGTGGTGGTGCTGGAACTTCAGCTGATTGTGTTGTTCCTGATTTACTACCATATAACTTATCAATATTATCAAATATACCTGTGTGAGATATTATTGTTGCTGTATTTGTTAATTCAGCACCAACGGCTTTTTCTATTCTTTGTTGTTGTAAATCTAATTTAATTTCATCATCCGAGAATCCTAATACGTGTTTTTTAGCCCAAGTAACCGATACAGGTGCAATACCTTCTATCGCCGTTACAGCGTCTTTATACAATAATATTTTTTCTTTCCAAACATCAATTTTTAATAAATCTGCTTGGGTAGATGGATTGGTTAAACTTAATCTAAAGTTGGATAATTCATCTTCAAACCCTAATAAAAATAAATGAACAATAGCGATTTTATTTAATTCGGCTATCATACATTTTTGTATTCTATTGATAGTTCTTGCAAAACGAATATCCTGTAATGATAAATTTTTTCCATCACCAACAGTTTCTTCAAACCCTAAAAAGGCTTTAGGAACACGAAGTGCTGTTAATAATTTCTTTTGGATATATTCAATATCAGCAATTTCCGCTAAATTCTGAGCTCCGGGCAATGTTTCTATTGGAGATGTTGCCGCTGGGTCACGAACAGGAATAAAATAATCTTGGTCAACCGCCATTTGATTAAATCTCATATCCACGTTTCCGGTTTTAGAATCGACAACTTGGTCTCTTTTAAATTTATTGGCAACTCGTTGTACATATGGTTCAACATCCTTATCATCCATATTACCAACAAATACTTTAAAAACTCTTCTTTCAGGTGCTCTCGAAGTTCTATAAATTAACATCGCATCTTCAGATAACAATAATTGTTTCCAAATACGTCTAGCCTTTTCTAACATAGAAGTACCGTAAGGAAGTTTTCTATCATCACCCAATAATCTAAAATGAGCCACTTCCCAAGAGTTAAACTCCATATCTTTAGCTTTCCACTTAAATCGTAACCCTTTGTTTTCAGCAGGTTCATCAACATTTGCCGATTTTGCTGCCATACCTCGTTCTAATCTTTCAATCTCAATATTTGGTAATTGCATACAACCAACAATACCTTTTTCAGCGTCAAGTTTTAAATAGACAAAATTATCACCGTATTTACAAGTGTTTCTTGTCCACATTGGTAAATTGGTGTTAAGGTCTAAAATATTATTAAATAAATCTGAAATAATCCCTTTTATCCTTTTTGATTCTGAATAAATTTGTAACATATGACCATTTTGGTCAACTGTAGTTGATTCCTCACCATAAATGTCTAACGCTGCTGAAATTTCTGGTGTATATTCCATACTTTCGTAATCATAAAATGATGCTAAACGAGTTGGTTCGTAATAAACTGCTTGAGTATATAAATTACTCTCAATTTTTGTCCACTGATTGGCTAGATAATAAGTTTGTTGAGCCTGAAGTTTTTCTTTTTCGTACTCTGCTTGAGATGTAGTTTTTAATAATTCTTTTTTATCTAACTTATATGTTGGGTAATCTTGATTCAATAGAGCATTTGGTCCAAAAGCTCTGGATAATCTTTGCCAAACAGTTAAGTCGTTATTTTGATTGTTTTCCATCTTAATAATTTAAATATTTTTTTTTATTAATAAATAGTTTATAAGTTGGATTAAACTTGGTGGTTATTATTGTTATCTATCATTATTAATTTACTTTATTCAATACAAAAATATCACTATAAATATTGTTTCCTGTGCTAGCAGTTCCCCATTCAACTGTCACATTTAATGTATTACCAATTGTTGTGTCAAATGTTGTGTTGTTCACTACATTAAATCCAAATCCTTGAACCGTAGCATTGTTAGTTTTTGTGTAATGAAAACTACCTAAAGATACGACAGATGCTACACCAGCAGCTCCAAGTTGTCTAATTGTAAAATCAACATTCAAAGACCATACATCATCTACAACACTAC